CATATCCGTGAGAATATAAATGAATGATTGCTAACTTGCTTAACTCTGCAATCAATGTCTTCTGAATTACAGAGATTGTACGAGAGAATCGAATGTCCTCTTGAGCTAGCGTTGCCTTAGAAGAAAGCATTTCATCGTATCCAAGATATGCTCGTGGAACCTTTAATGCAGCAAACAACTTCTTCTGCATATACTGAACATCTTCTACAGACGCAGCATTTTGTCCACCAGAAAGCGTATCAATCTTTGTTCCTGACTCACCGCCACGAACGGCAATAAAGTAATCGTCCTCAACACTCAAAGGATTATAACGAAGATCAACACGTCCAGTTGTACGATCTATAACCTGACTGGACCTAAGGTTTTTTCTTTGTTCCTCCACATACATTGGAACGTTTTCTGGAGGGATATTAGCTACGTCAATATAGAATACGCGGCGCTCCGGTGCACGAACGATACGATACACCAGCATCGCATCTTCTAGTAGAATTAATTGTCTCCAGATCCTACGAGCAGGCTCAATCAATGATGAACCATAAGGAAGAAACATATCGTTTCCAAGAAGACGAAAATGTGTTACTTCCCAATTTTCCAAGGTTCTATTTCCCAAAGTTGACCAACGATATCTAACAGCGAACGGATCTTCACGATCGTAGTTCTCTTCACGCTCAATCTCATTTACGGGGATTGGAAATGCATGAATGACTCCCTGCGTAGGAGAAACATCATTATAAAGAAAGAAATCTCCATACTTAACCAAGTTTCTTGCCCAAGAACGAAGATTAAACTCTACGTTGATGATGTTATAAAAAAGATCCTCTAAAATGTCCCTGATCTTTTCATCATCAGAATAAATGTGAAGAACTCTTCCTTTGTCATCCTGTGCGACGGTCTCATCTGCGTAGATGTCCATTGCTGCTGCAATTTCGGCAGTGTACTCCATCTCTTGAAAATCCTGATACCGCATCAGCCGTTCTGAAAGGTTATAAGAATTTGCAGTAATTACAGAGTATGTAGGTGATGTAGAGCGTTGAAATAACAAAGCACCTGATGACTTTACCTTGTCAGCAACTGCAACTGTTGTATCAAACGTTTTTACCTTGCGCTTAACGACAGGCCCGCTTTTAAAAAGTCTAGACAATCGTTGAAATAGGTTCTTGTTCCTATCGTCTTTTGACACTTTATGCCTTCTTTAATCCCTAACCACAATATTATAAACTTAAAATAGCGATTTGATTAAAAATCAATCAATCTCAAGCTCGTCATCTTCGTCAGATTCCAAATCTTCTTCAGAAGGAATTTCATCTGAAAGTTCCAGCTCTTCTTCTTGATCTTCTTCAGAAGGTTCATAATCTTCGGCTGGTTCATCTTCTAATTTAGAGACATAATTCAACGGTTCACTCAACATTTTTTCCAACATTTCATGAACGTGATTAAGATGAGGAGACAGCGCATTAACAGCAGCATGAGGAGCTTCCTTTTCAAAGGAATTAATTTCCTCGTATAAATCTACGACAAGACCGTAAAGTTTTTTTGCCTCTGTTGTGTTCAAACCTTCATAAATGAGATTTGCGTCTTTGTTAATTGACTCTTGTAATTTCTTAAGATTAATCTTCATTTCCATACCTCACATTGCTATATCTATACACTCACTTGTACAACCAAGATAAATCGTCCATTCCATGATCTGTTTTAGGGTCAAGATGCTTAACTTGAGAAGCTTCTCTAAGCTTATAAACGTTAGACTGATTAATCTGATGTTGTCCTTTAGCGTTTGCCCCGAGAGTATATGTTGGATTATTAGGTATTGCTCTTGCATCGACGCTACTAATACCAGTGGCTTTTAACATTGCCATAGCCATTGCATAACCAGCATCATTTGTTCCGGTGCCGCCTTCAGTCAACCACGTACCAATTGCAAGGCTCATGATCAAATCGTCATGACTATCTTTTGATGCCATTGGTTTATTACCGTTCCAAATAAAGGCCTGGAGTTGATCATAAAGCCTTTGAGAATAACACTTCAAAGTCTTATTACGGATTAATTCCTCTAATTTTGTAAGAATTTGTACTCGCGTCTTTTGGTTCGTAGGAAACCCGGGCAATTCATCTTGGTTAAGGGGAGTGTAGTTTAAAGCATCTCCGCGATGATTGTGATAGTATATTCTCGGATATCCTGTGTCCCTCAACTTAACATTGACGAAATATCCGAATGTGTTATTCTCGGGACACAACAAGGCATTGTTATATTTCTTTCCCCACTCGGCAAGAACATCAGCAAACTTTTCAGGTGGAATCTTTCCCATGTATTCTGCAACAACTTCACAAGTCTTTTGATCAAGAACGTGAAACGAAGAATAATCTGCAGCATCTCCGCGGGCAACATCTGCAGAGATAACATAGCTCTTTTCGAGGATGGGCTGTTCCCAAACCCAAATGTTTCTATCAAATCCAGTCTTCTCCAATGGTGGACGAATCATAGAACGAAGATCTTCTAAGTCTTCTGATTGCAGGAATGTGTCACCTGATGTGATGAAGTCACAAAGATACTCTTGACTAACTTTTCTCTTTGGAAGATTACGAGTCTCTTTAATAAACCAAGCTTCATCATGCTCAGGATGGACAGTCCACGGTAACCTTATCGGATTAAACTCATTTGTTCCGGCCTCAGCTTCCACCCACAGCCTGTAATAAAGACCACCTACACCATTTGGAGATGAAATCAATATTGCATTACCACCGGTTGTCAAGGTTGGATAGAGGCCGGTCCAAATTGTGTCAAAGTCTCTAATGAATGCACAATTTGAGCTAATTATTCCATTCGTATAATACTCATGACCATTTTTAACGTTGATTAAATCGTAGACGTCGTCTAAAATGTAATCTAATAGTTCAATAGATTTTACTACATCGTCAAACAATAAACAACCATCATAAAGATCTTTAACATAAACAAAATCACCTTTTTGATTTTTTACCTTATGTTCTGGGGTTGTTGTAATAGATCTACCACTCGCACAAGTTAGTTTAATAAGACCTTGTCTGCGAGATTTTTTGATTCCATCAAAATCTTGCCATCCAGTTGGGGTTTTTACTTGATATCTAGAATTATTTAAGTAGGACATCTAAATTTTAGCTTTTCTTGAATATTCGGATTATCTTTTAAGATTTTTTCTATTTTTTCTTTGTTTAAGATAAACCAATCTTCGTCTATTATATGAAAATTTTTATTACAAGCTTCGCACCATTTTTTTGCAGCTGCAAATTTATAAATCTCTTTATCAATAGTTTGTCGACTCTTAGGCCTAACTTCAAAAACGTCTATTTGGTTAGACGACAAAAAGTCTATAATGTAAACTAGCTGGTTGTTTTCATAAGAGTAAGGAATTCTTACAGTTTCATACAATAATTCATCACCTTCATATAACTTAACAAGATAAAATATGGCTTCCCACCTACTTCTAAATCTTAACTTTTTATCATTTAAATTTATGTGAAATGAAATTGATCTTTTCCAGTTATCGCTGTTCGGCGTAAAAGATCCATTTAAGATCTTTTTTTTCATAGTTTCCGATTGCTTTTTTCTTCCCTTTTCAACATTTTCTTTATGAATGACTTTATAATTTACGTCTTGTCTAGATAGCTTGTTTGAATCGCTTATTAACTTTTTTGTTTCATCGGAATGCCAACGCCTACTTAGATTTTTATTATTTTCTTTTCTTGTTTGTACTCTTTTTTGTTTTTCTTCTATAGATTGTTTTCTTTTCTTTGAAAAAGCTGAAATTTTCTCTTTTAATAAATCAGCTTTTTCTTTTCCATGCCTTTTTTCATATGAAATAGAATTTGACAATCCTATTTTTTTTGACATTTCTTCTCTTTGTTGCTTAGAAAATGATTTATGAACCGACTTTGTTGTTTCTGATTTTTTTCTTGAAATGCACTCTTTTCTTTTGCAAGTTTTTCTAAAAGTTGATTCAAAAAAAACAGGTGCGCATAAATCATCACAATACAAACAAATCGGAGGCTGCGTTAATCCAATCTTTAGGCATAAAAGACGTAAATGAAATGATGGGAAAAATTTATCAAGATATGAAGTGTAATCAAAAATAAATTGTCTAAGGCTCAGCAAGTCTCTCTTTAAATACCACAAATCATCATTTCTACAAGTTCCAGCCTTATACCCTCCGTTTATTTCAAGCAAAACACTTAAGGCTTTTTCTCTATCCCAAATCATCATCATCTGATAAATAAATATAGCTTGTGTCTCGATTTTCATGATCTTACATGGAATGAAATTCAGACATCGATACTTTCTTTTCTTCTCCAGTAAACTTGTCTTTAATTTCTATTAAAGCATCACCTGTAACACACTCGTCAACGATCAACAACGAAAGCGATTCAGAACGACCAGCATCTTCAGAAGTAGGAACTGCTTTGACTTGGGAACCATTACTAAAAGATATTTGTTGTTTTGAAGGTTCAAACTTCGGCATCAACAACCAAGTTGGAAGCGATTGTAGCATGACATGAACTTTTTTGATGAAGTTCTGTGCAGTAGCTAGTTTCGTTGCGATGACGAGGACGTTCTTGTCTTTATAGAATATCGCTAACCAAGTTGCATATGCAGCTGAAATCGTAGATAAACCAAGCTGACGAGATTTTAGAACGATGTTAAAACGATTGTTTTGAAAATCATTTAAGCAATCTTCCTGAAAATCATAAAGATCAAAAGGAATTGTTCCTTTCAACGGATGCTGGATCTTGGCATATTTTCTGATAAAATACGCTGGGTCTTTACCACAACGTATTATCTCATTAACTTGTTGCTGTTTTGTCAGCAGTTTTTCTTGCATCCGTTCAACCTATCTCAAACATGACTTGCTTACGATAAAGTGCAGTTCTTTTTGGATTGTGTACTCCAAATCCCACTATTTCGACGGAATCTCCAGAACTAACTTCTTTAGTTTTCAATGCTTTTGAAGTTAAATCCTTATAAGACTTTTTGACTGCGTCTAGCACTGATTTAATGTTACTAAGAGACAATTCTTCTTCTCGAATTTTAACTTGCAACATTTGTCTTTCTGAAGCAAAATTAACGACAGTTTGATAGGTGACTGAAAGCATGTCTGGGCCAACCATCTTCATCTTAACAGAGAATGAATTAACTATTGGAGATGATGATCTTCCCCATGTCATATCAATAGCTTGGCCTAAAGCGTTGTAATCTAATTCTGGCATATCGGACAATAATCCTTCAGTATCTAAATATTGTGATAAATCAAAACAGCATATTTACCGTAATCTTTTTTCTTCCACCTAACTTTTCTTGAACCTGCTCTTTTGTTGGACGCCACCCTTCTTTCCAAGAGGGGAATCTTGGTCTAGCCCAAAAAGTCTCACAGCTTTCGCAACATTCAAACTCCCGATATGATTTTTCATCATCAACGGTTCTCATCAAATAATCACAAACTGGACATGAAAGAGGAACTATCTGTCTCTCTTCAACAGGCTTAATCACATAGAAACCTTCACATTCTTTTATCAATCTATCATTCAAATACGGTTTCCATTCGTTCATACAAGCACCATCTTTGAATCCTTTTCATTCTTTGTGATCTCTAGAATGTGATCAGCTACGTCTTTAATTCCATCAACATGAGTAATGACCAAAATTAATCTAAAAAACTTCTTAAGGCTTGTCAATAGTCTATTGCAAGATTCTACCCCAGCATCATCTAGTGTTCCAAATCCTTCATCAATGATAAACATATCTGATTTTGACATTGAAGAAACATTGACTAATGCAACTCTTAATGCAATAGAAGCAATGGTCTTCTCCATTCCAGAACACAGCTCAATGATTCTCCTAGAATCTCCATAATTTATGTAAATCTCAGACGCATCTGATTCGTCATCATTTTCCATTTCAACAGAGAAATCAACAATTCCGTGTAAGATCTTGGATATCTCTGCATTGATCACAGGAAGCTGTGAACGAGTGATGATCAATGGAATTCCTTTCTTTGAAAAAGCTCCTGAGATGATCTCGTATGTCTTCATCGTCCTGAGTAGCTTGTCCCTTGATTCTTTCTCTGCATCGAGTTTCTCAAGCTCAGACATCAATCGACCTCTTTGCGTAGCCAACATCATCCTTGCCTCATCCCACTCTTTGATTGACCTAGACAATGTTTCTATTTTTGATCTAAGAGAAACAACCTCTGAATTTTCATCATTTTTTAATGCCTCTTGTAGGTCAATTAGCTTAAGCTCAGCATCCTTTAGATTCGCAGTCAATGTTTCACAATTTGAACGAATCTTCTCGATCTCTGTCTCTTTGCGAGATATTTCAAGATTCAATTTTGAAGACAACGTCGTTGCCTTCTCTAACTTGGAGATCTTTGAAACCAAAGACTCCTTCTCAAGTTTGCTCAATGCATCGTTAAGATCATT